ACAGAGAGTGTTCCGGTACCGGTTCTATCCTCTTTTACAACACCGTTTGTAATGATGTCGTGTAGAAGATTTTGATAGTCTTTATCTAGGTTGTTCATTACTGAAAGGTTTGTATTCTTGCATCTACTTCTGTTAGCTCGGACCAAGTACCTAAGTAAGTGATTGCTCTAACTTTTCTATTATCAATCCAGACATACTCCTGTCCGTCTTTAATTCTAGGCTTGTCCATTACAAGTCCATGGTATTTGAAACCATGACGTTGAAGCCATTCTTCTGTCACTACTCTATCTTTAGATTCTCTGGCAGTAAAGAAAGTAATCACATTACCTTCATTGTACCACTTATTTATAATATCCTTAGCATTGGGTAGAACATTAGCGGTTGGGTATAGATGACTTTCTTCATTCTTGATATCATCGCAGATTGTACCGTCAATATCAATCAGAAAGACTTTCCCACTAGTACTATTTACAAGGTTGTTCATAGTATCAAATATAAGAATAAATTTGTAATGTTTAAACTTTTAATGTATATTTATAGTGTACCAACAAACCTTTAAAGTATGAGTGAAGATCAGCAAACGTATGAAACTCCTGAAATGACGCAGGAGCAGATGGCAGAAAAGCGTAAACAGCTGGATGCTTTCTATGAGGATGTAATCCCTCATCTTGAGAAACAACTCAAGTATGAAGAACTTAGAGCTGCTATTGAAATGGCACGTCTTAAGAATCTACAAGCACAGGTTGCTCTGGCTAATATGATGGCTCCAGAACCTGATGAAGATGAGGATGATGAGCCTACAGAACAACCTCTCAGAAGAACTCTTAGAAGAGATAAGTGATGGCAATCGTAAATCAAGTAGCTAAGAAAGTTGTACTACCACGCTGGGAGATTGTTCAATTCCAGATTGTGGTACACTGCTATTTGAATAGTATTTCGGTAAGTACTGCCGATTTGGATTGCCTTACACATCTTGGTGTAGATCAAGAAGTTGAACTAACTGAGTTCTGTAACAAGATTACAGATCTTGGTGTATTCAAATCACCTCAGAGTGCTAGAAATGCTTTATCAAAAGCAGAGAAGAAGGGTCTGATTATTAAGCAGGGTAAGAGCAAAAAGAAGATTGCTATTCACCCTAACGTAAATATTCAGACTGAAGGAAATATATTGTTGGACTATAAGTTTGCACACATTGAACCCCAGAAAGCCCAAGCAAGCAATTAAGAAAACTGCCCAAGCTGAAGAGGTAAGTGAGCAACTTGTGTCAGATCTTACTCATTACTTTTGGTTAAGAGTGCGTAAGGACGTATCTAGTCTAGATTACCCCAGAGTTCAGATAACAAACTTTGGAAGTTTTATGGTTAGATACAACAGGATGGAGAAGCAGATTAAGAAATATGAGGAGATCCTCGGAAAGCTTAATATGACACGATACAGAGATTATCAAATCTTTGATGAACTTTCTAGTCGTGTTGCCAAAATGAAAGAGCTAACCGCTCAGTTGATTAGAGAACGAGAAGAAAGATCCAAACACTATGACATTAAAAACGCTAATAGGGGACCTGAAGACAATTTGGAAGAACCGGAAGCTGATTCTGGAGGGTCTGAGGTATAAACTCTTTAAAACAAAACTTACAGAACGTGTATATACTCAAAGACATGCAATCTGTGCAACATGCCCTAATAGGACAATGGACGGTTATAAGTGCCTTGCACCCGGTACACAACCCTGCTGTTCATTATGTGGTTGCTCTTTGTCTCTCAAGCTTAGATCTCTAAGTTCTGAGTGTCCTGCAGGTAAATGGAAAGCCCATTTTACTGAGCAGCAGGAAGATACTTATCTTGAAAATTATGGCCGTTAAGTTTTTACCGGAAGATCACAAGTATGTTAGCGTTGATCCAGCTGAGAATATTAGCTGGATGAGTGTTACATCTATCATCAGTAAACTTAAGCAACCCTTTGAAGCTGAAAAGATTGCTGAGAAATCCTCTAAGAACAAGCGTTCTAAGTGGTATGGTATGACCAAAGAACAGATTCTTTCTGTATGGAAGGCTGAGTCTGAAAGAGCAATTAACGTAGGAAACTGGTACCATAATCAACGTGAAGAAGATCTGTTAGGTCTTGACACTATTGAGCGTCACGGTAAAACTATTCCTATTATGCAACCCTTGGCAGATAGTCAAGGTCTTAAGGTTGCACCAAACCAACGTTTGACAGACGGTATGTACCCGGAACACTTTGTGTATATGAAGAGTCTGGGTCTGTGTGGTCAGTCAGATCTTGTAGAAGTCGTGGATGGCATGGTTCACATTACGGATTACAAAACCAACAAAGAAATCCGTTCTGAGAGCTTTAAAGACTGGGAGGGTTTGTCTCAAAAGATGAACCACCCAGTTAGCCATCTTGACGATTGTAATCTAAACCACTACAATCTACAGTTGTCAATCTATATGTACATGATCTTAAAGCACAATCCAAAGCTTAAAGCTGGTACTATGATGATTCAGCACATTATGTTTGAGGATGAGGGTAAAGATGCAAATGGATACCCTATTCTAAAGACTGATGAGAATGGTGATCCTATCATTAAGGATATTGTCCACTATGATTTACCGTATCTTAAAGATGAGGTGCTTGCATTAGTTAAGTGGTATCAGGATAATAAATCTAAATTCAAATGATAGTAAGACTCTTTGACGTACAGAATGGTAAAGTAATTCCCTCTGAGCACTGTTATACACTTGAAAGTCTGAAGAAGGTTATGGATGCTTATGGTGAAGATGCACCTAAAGTATACACGTACATCTTTTACATGACTTGCCCAGATCCGGACATTAATCCATTCTTTAATGTACTGGAGTCTGAGAAAGAAGAATTAGTTCTTAGGGAGGTTAACATGGACTATTCTACAGAAGATCCTGAGATTTTAGAAGCAATGGATTTGTGTAGAAAGTTGTATGAAACTCCTACATTTCGTGCATACAAGGGTATTGCCAGTATGCTTGATAGACTTGCTCGGTACATGGAAACCACTGATATTGAGCATGGTAGAGACGGTAATATAAACTCTTTGATTAATGCTGCGGCTAAGTTTGAACAAATCCGCAACTCATTTAAAGGAGCTTATAGTGATTTGAAAGATGAACAAAAAACCACTGTCCGTGGTGGACAGGGTTTAGCTTATGACCAATTATGAACGAGAACTTTTACGACTACCTATTTCATTACAATCCTTATGAGAAGCTTTGGTATGCTTTCAGACGGGATGACTCAAATGATTACTTCAGTGCCAGAGCTTCCATAAAGACTTTATCTGCACCAGATATTAAAACTCTGATTAAGGGTATTAACGAAGGAGTTACTGTTGAATAATGTTTATTACTGTACCGACATATAGAAATGGTGAGTGGACTGAAACTTCTTTTGATTCAAGAGAAGACTTCAGAAGTTTTCTACTCACCCTTTTTAAAGAGCCGGGTCAGTATGAATTTGATGACGTTTCTAAACTCTTCCAAGAACAGTCTGATAGATTTAATTCTTTAGGATATTATACGGATGCACCGTTTAGATCTAAAGACTTTATAAACTACTGGGACCAAGAGAAAAAGAAGTGTCGTAATGGGGTAATATTTGTGGGTAAAAGAGCCACCTGGTATCTCACTAGAGACTACTACATGTGGCTTAACTTTCTACCTATCTACGATAAAGAAGAAAAGAGATATGGTTTTGCAAAAGTTCGTGATGCTCAGTATCACATGGCACTGTATGAAGTTCTTGCTGAACTCTCATTTAAACATGTTGCCATCTTAAAGAAACGTCAGATTGCATCATCTTACTTTCATATGGGTAAACTCATCAACCAATACTGGTTTGAAGAGGGTTCCATTTGTAAGATTGGTGCAAGTCTAAAAGACTACATTAACGATAAAGGTTCCTGGAAGTTTCTTGATGAATATGCAAACTTCTTGAATGAACACACTGCTTGGTATAGACCTAGCAATCCAAACAAAGTTCTATTGTGGGAACAGAAGATTGAAGTACGGATTGGTGGTCGTATAAGTAAGAAAGGTCTTATGTCTAAGATTCAGGGTCTTTCTTTTGATAAGGATGCAACAACTGGTGTAGGTGGACCTGTAACTTATTTCTTTCATGAAGAAGCTGGTATTGCTCCTAAAATGGATAAGACGTATGAGTATATACGTCCTGCTGTTCAGTCTGGCTTTATTACTACTGGTACTTTCATTGCTGCGGGATCTGTGGGTGATCTGGATCAGTGTGAGCCTCTTAAACAAATGATTTTAAACCCTGAAGTAAATGATATCTATGCTGTTGAGACTAATCTCATTGATGATCAAGGTACCATTGGGACTGCTGGCCTTTTTATTCCTGAGCAGTGGAGCATGCCTCCTTTTATTGATGAGTTTGGTAACTCACTTGTGCAATCTGCTCTTGATGCCATTAACCTGGAAAGAGAGAAATGGAAGAAGGACTTAGCACCTGAACAGTATCAGCTACGTATTTCTCAGAAGCCAACTAATATTCAGGAAGCATTTGCTTTTAGAAAAGTATCTGTATTCCCTACAAATTTGGTTACTGCTCAATTGAAAAGAATTGAAGAAAGAGAGTATCCTTTTGAATTTTTAGAACTAGAATACGGAGAAGACGGAAAAATTGTAGCAAAAGACACAAGAAGATTGCCGATTCGTGAATTTCCTATTTCTAAAAAGACAGAAGATAAGACGGGGGTTCTTGTAGTTTATGAAAGACCGGTGGCTAATGCAGAGTTTGCTACCTACTATGCATCTGTTGACCCTGTAGGTGAGGGCAAAACAACCACCTCAGAGTCTCTCTGTAGCATCTTTGTATACAAGAACCCAGTGGAGGTTACCCGTGAGACAGATAATGGCATAGAGAGCTTTATTGAGCAGGATAAAATTGTAGCATCTTGGTGTGGTAGATATGATGATCTAAACAAAACACATCAGATGTTGGAGAAGATCATTGAATGGTATAATGCATGGACTGTTGTGGAGAACAACGTATCTCTGTTTCTTCAGTATATGATCTCCAGACGTAAGCAGAGATACTTAGTACCAAAGAGTCAGATGCTCTTCTTGAAAGACATTGGTTCTAATGCTAACGTATTCCAAGAATACGGTTGGAAGAACACCGGTAACCTGTTTAAGGGTCACCTACTTTCTTATGCTATTGAATACCTCAAAGAAGAGATTGATGTGGTGACAAAAGCAGATGGGGGTATTGTTAAAACTACCTATGGGGTAGAGCGTATTCCAGATTCTATGCTATTAAAAGAAATGATGGCATATCACCCTGGTCTCAACGTTGACCGATTGGTTGCATTTACTGCATTAATTGCTTTTGCTAAGGTGCAACAATCTAACCGTGGATATGCAAAAAGAAAAGAATCTACGGTAAAAGGTTTGGAAAAGTCAGATAATTTGTATAAATTAAAAATGAGCCCGTTTAGACATATGGGAGCATCATCTATTTCCAAGCCTCGTAATCCATTCAAAAACTATAGATAATGTTTACGACTGTTAATTCTACAAGTAATCACACATCTTTTTCGTACGTGTACATAGATGAATTAGCGGATATGGAGTACACAACAACTTATGTGCTTAACACAATTGAAGAATTATGAAGGTTTATAATGCACTAGATCTTAAAGCTGGAGCCAAAGCGGAGTACAGTAAGACTGGTACTCTGATTCAGCCTGTTCAGTTTATTCCTAGAAAAGAAAAGGATGAAGAGTGGGCTGCTTGGAATATGGACTGGCATGAGTGGCAGGGTATTAAACAGCTCAGAAGAAATTCAAGACGTATTCTTAAAAACTATAAGCTTGCAAAAGGTATCATTGATAAGACGGATTATATCATTGAGCCTGATAATGAATACGCAGATCTTGTAGATACACTTATCCAAGAAGATCAGTCTGCTCTTGAGATTAAGTTCTATCCGATCATCCCTAATGTAATTAATGTACTTACAGGTGAGTTTGCTAAACGCTATTCACGTGTAACATTTCGTGCAGTAGATGACATCTCTTACAATGAAATGATGGAGATGAAGAGAGCAATGATTGAAGAAACATTGCTTTCACAAGCTGAACAAAAACTGATGGCTAATCTGATTGCACAAGGATTTGATCCTGAATCAGAGGAAGCACAGCAAGTTCTTAATAGAGATAATCTTAAGAGTCTTCCAGAGATTGAAGACTTCTTCTCTAAAGATTACCGCAGCCTTATAGAAGAATGGGCAATGCACCAGCTTAAGGTTGATGAGGAAAGATTTAAAATGCAAGAACTTGAAGAGCGTGGATTCCGTGATATGCTTATTGCAGACCGTGAGTTCTGGCATTTCAAAATGAATGAGGATGACTATGAGATTGAACTCTGGAATCCTGCACTTACATTCTATCACAAGTCTCCAGATATCCGTTACATTTCTCAGGGTAACTGGGTAGGTAAGATGGATATGATGACCGTATCTGATATTATTGACAAATACGGTTACTTGATGACTGAAGATCAGCTCAAGTCATTGGAAGCTATTTACCCCGTACGTTCTGCAGGATATCCTATTGGAGGATATCAGAATGATGGAAGTTACTATGACGCTACTAAGAGTCATGACTTTAATAGCATTCAGCAAGGCTCTCTTGGTTACAGACAGTTCATGTCTACATACCAAAACAGCTCATATACAGGTGACGTAGTAAATGAGATTCTTAATGAATCTGAAGACATGTTTGATAACGAGACAGCATTTATGCTGCGTGTTACTACTGTCTACTGGAAGTCACAGCGTAGAGTTGGTCACCTAACTAAGATTACTGAAGAAGGTGAGATCATCCAAGATATTGTAGATGAGACCTATAAGGTTACAGAGAAACCTCTTTACAATCTGTCATTTAACAAAAACAAGACTAAAGAGAATCTTGTATTTGGTGAACACATTGAGTGGATCTGGATTAATGAAACTTGGGGTGGTGTAAAGATTGGACCTAATGCTCCTACATTCTGGGGTCAGAAGAATCTTTCTGGTCTTGATCCTATCTATATTGGGGTTAATCAACCTAAGATTGGTAGACTTAAGTTCCAATTTAAAGGTGATAACACTCTGTACGGTTGTAAGCTTCCTGTAGAAGGTGCTGTATTCTCTGATAGAAATACCCGTTCTGCCTCACTAGTAGATTTGATGAAGCCTTTCCAGATTGGATACAACATTGTAAACAACCAGATTTCTGATATTCTTGTAGACGAACTGGGTACAGTTATTCTATTAGACCAGAATGCATTACCACGTCACTCACTGGGAGAAGACTGGGGTAAGAACAACCTAGCAAAAGCATATGTGGCAATGAAGAACTTCCAGATGTTACCTCTGGATACTTCTATCACTAACACAGAGAATGCTCTGAACTTCCAACACTACCAAGTTCTTAGCCTTGAGCAGACAAATCGTTTGATGTCTAGAACTCAATTGGCTAATTACTTTAAGAACCAAGCATTTGAGTCTATTGGTATTAACATGCAACGCATGGGTGGTCCAGTAGAACAGCAAACTGCTACAGGTGTACAAGCATCTCTTGAGAGTTCATATGCACAAACAGAGATTTACTTTATTCAGCACTCGGATTATCTGATGCCTAGAGTACATCAGATGCGTACAGACTTGGCTCAATACTATCACAGTAATAAGCCGTCTATCCGTCTTCAATATATCACCACAGCTGATGAAAAGATTAATTTCCAGATCAATGGAACAGATCTTCTTCTTAGAGATCTTAATGTATTCTGTACGACTAAAGCTAATCATCGTCAAGTACTTGAGCAGATGAAGCAGCTTGCAATGACTAATAATACTACCGGAGCAACTATCTATGATCTGGGTAATATTATGAAGTCAGATAACATTGCAGAGGTTTCACGTATTCTTAAAGAAGCTGAAGCTAAGCAACAGGGTCAGAAGCAGGCTGAAATGCAGCAGATGCAGCAAATGAAGGAGCAAGAGATTCAAGCTCGTCAGCAAGAGGCTATGATGAAGATGCAGTTTGAGCAAGAAGAAGCTGAGAAGAACCGTCAGAAAGATATCACAGTTGCTGAAATCAGAGCTGCTGGATACGGTTCTATGCAAGACATCAACAAGAATGAGGTATCAGACTTCCAAGATGCTCTTAAAGACATCCGTGAGACTGATCGTTACAGAGAACAAATGACTCTCAAGAGAGAATCAGAAATTAATAAGGGTGCTATGCATCAAGACAAGATGGGTATTGAGCGTGAAAGACTGCAAACACAACGTGAGATTGCAGAAAAACAGCTCCAAGTTGCTAGAGA